CCGATCCCTTCGTCATCTGCATGGTGCGGCGGAACGCTGCCGGCGTCATCACTGCCGAAATCGTGGGCGTCCTCCCCGCCGCCTCCGCCGCATCCGCTCTGCCCGCTGCGCTGGGCGGCGAGCTGGTGCTGGGCACCACCTATACGGGCGTCGCCACAGGGCAGGCCGACATTGCCTTTGTCCATATGGCCGACGAATATCTGCCGGACGCAGAGGCCTACATGAACTGCCGCCAGATCAGGCGCTTCTGCGACGATCATGGCTGCATGATCTACGCGCCGCTCGGGATTCCCGCCTGAGATGATGCAGCTCCTCGCCCTTTACCTTGGGATCGTCATCTGAGCCATGCGCCACCTTACGATTCCTCCCGCCCTGTTCCTGCCGACGTGGAGCGGCGCCGCGATCGCGGCCGGCGTGCAAGATGCCGCCGCGCCGATCGGCCAGGCGCTGGTGCATGTCGCCTGGCTCGGCATCAACGTGCCGATCGTCTCAGCGATCCTCGCTGTGCTGGGCGTGGTGCTGGCCCGGCCGATCGCGCCCAAGGGGCCGGCTCCGCTGACGCTGTGGCAGACGCTGTGCGTCTACGCGATTACGGCGCTGCTGCTCTTGTCCTGGGTGATCGAGCGGCGGCCCGGCTTCCTCTTCACCTTCGTCATGTCGATCGGCCTCAGTTTCTCGATCCTGTCGGTCCTCGAAATCATCGGCGACCAGGCGCGCGGCTTTTTCTCGCGGCTCGCTGCCGCATTCACGATCAAGGAGGGCAGTGATGCCTAGCATTTTCGAGTGGGTGATCATCACCGCGATCATCGTGGGGATCGCCTATGTCGGCATCGTCCAGGCGCGCCGCGCGGGCCAGGCCAATCCCGTGTCCACCCGAAGACTGGAAAAGGAGCTGAGCGCCCTGTCCGGCAAGGTCGGCCAGCTTGGCGGGAAAGTCACCGCGCTCACCCAGAAGGTCGACCAGGTCGAGCGCGAGAGCGTCACCCGGCACGATATCGAGGCGCTGAAGGAACTGATCGAAGCCAAGCATCAGGCGCGCGGCGACATGATGATCAGGGTCGAAGGCGACCTGTCGATCATCAAGAATTACCTGCTTGAGAAAGGGCTGGGAGGCCGCTGATGAGCGAGTTTTCAAACCTCTATGACGGCCATGTGCGCCTGGCCATCCTGCGCCTGCTGGACAGCCAGCCAGGCTATTGCGCCAATGACAGCGTGCTGGCGACGGCGGTGCAGGCGCTGGGCCTCAGCTGCACACGCGACCAGATGCGCAGCCACATCCACTGGCTGAAGGACGTCGGTGCTGCGACGCTGCTGACGCCCATGGATGGCGTGATCGTCGCGACCCTGACGGAGCGCGGCGCGGACGTCGCCAACGGCCGATCCACCATTCCGGGCATCCAGCGCCCCAGCCCCAAGGGGTAAGCCATGCCGCGCAAGCGCGACACGCCTTCGTCGATCGACCGGCTGCTGCCGTCCATCCAGGAGCTGATCGGCCGCCTGCGCCGCGAAGGCCGCACGATCGATGAAATCCGCGCGAAACTGATGGAGCTGGACGTTGACGTGTCGCGATCGGCGCTGGGCCGCCATGTCAAAAGCCTGGCCGACGTGCAGCGCCGCATGCGCGATTCCCGCGAGATCGCCAACGCCCTGGTCAATCAGTTCGGCGACCAGCCCGATAACAAGCTGGCCCAGGCCAATATCGAGCTGATGCACAGCGTCGTCATGCAGACGCTCACGCATATGGAGGAGGATGAGGACGGCAATGTCCGGCCGCTGATGCTCGATCCCAAGGAAGCGATGTTCCTCGCCAGCGCGCTGTCGTCGCTCTCGACCGCCGCGAAATCCACCGACGACCGGCTGGAGAAAGCGGAAAAGCGCGCCGCGACGAAGGCGACGGCGGAGGCCGCGCAGAAGGCCGTTACCGCCGCGCGCGCGCAGGGCCTGTCGGCCGATGGCGTTGCGGCGATCCGCCACGCGGTGCTGGGCGCATGAAGCTGCCTCCCGAAGAGATCGCCCGGCGCGAGCGCGCCGCCGATCGCGCGGCGGCCGAGGCGGCGATCGTGCGCCTGCCCAGGGGCGACGTGCTGCTGGGCTACCAGGGCAAGACGGTCAAGCAGCTCTACACCGGCGTCTCGCTGCTGGTGATCGAGAAGAGCCGACGCATCGGCCTGACCTGGGGACTGGCCTCCTATGCGACGCTCCGCGCGGCCGCGTCGATGTCGGCCGGCGGCCAGAATGTCTGGTATATGGGTTATGACAAGGACATGACGCTGGAGTTTATCGAAGTATGCGCCATGTGGGCGCGCGCCTTCGACTGCGCCGTCGAGGAAATGGGCGAGGTCATCCTGGACGATGGCCCTAATGAGGGCATCAAGGCTTTCTCGATCCGCTTCGCCAGCGGCTTTCGCGTCACCGCGCTGGCCAGCGTGCCGCGCGCGCTGCGCGGCAAGCAGGGCATCGTCATCATCGACGAAGCCGCCTTCCACAAGAATGTGGACGAAGTGCTCAAGTCCGCGATGGCGCTGCTGATCTGGGGCGGCCAGGTCATCGTGGTCAGCACCCATGACGGCGTCGGCAATCCCTTCAACAAGCTGATCGGCGATGTGCGCGCGGGGACGCGGCGCGGCGAGGTGCTGACCATCACCTTTGCCCAGGCGATGGCCGACGGCCTGTATGAGCGCGTCGCCCTGGTCGCGAAGACGAAAGGCAGCCAGATAGAGCCCAAGGCGGAATGGGAAGCGAATATCCGCGCCTCCTATGGCGATGACGCGGCCGAGGAGCTGGACTGCATTCCCAAGGTCGGGTCGGGATCGCTCATCTCGATCGAGGACATCATCCGCGCCGAACATGCCGAGGCGGGCGATCCGGACTTCTATGCCGGCGGTCTCTACGGCATCGGCCGGGACGTGGCGCGCCGACGCGATGGCCAGATCATGTGGGGCGGCGAGCTGGTGGGCGACGTGACCTGGGTGCGCGACGTCTATGACGAGGTCGGCCAGACCTTCGCGCATCAGGACGCCTATTTCGACAGCCTGTTCCTGAAGCGCCGCGTCCTGCGCGCGTGCATCGACCAGACGGGCATGGGCGAAAAGGTCGTCGAGGACGCGCAGCTGCGGCACGGCAGCTATCGGGTCGAAGGTGTGCTGCTCACCGGGCCGAACCGGCTCGACCTGGCGCTTGGCCTCGCCAGCGCTTTCCAGCTCGGCCGCATCCGCATCCCTGCCGCCGATCCGGTGCTGCGCGCGGACCTGATGGCGATCAAACGGGTGGGCAGCGAGGAAAGCGGATCTGTCCGCATCGTCAATGATGGCACGATCCATGCCGACCGCTTCTGGGCAGCCGCGCTGATGTGGCGTGCGCTGGGCGTGGAGGCGCAGATGATCGCCTATCGGCCAGTCGCCAAGCGGGCCTGGGACGATGCGCATGGCGGGGACGACACGCCGCGCGGAATGACCCAGCGATCGCGGGCGCAGGCGCGCGGGCGCTTTGGCGGCAACGCCTGGTGAAGTTGCGGAGACGATAGATGGCCAATGACCTTGTTCCCTACCAGGCGCCCGACGTGCCGGCCCTGGTCGACCTGCGCGGCAAGCCGCTTCGCGCGGCGGTCCAGACGCTGACCTGCGAGATTGGCGGCCCGACCCTGTCGGGCGTGCGCAACATCTGGTCGGGCCATCCGGCGCAGGGCCTCAATCCCGCCAAGCTCGCCTGCCTGCTGCGCGATGCCGAACAGGGCGACGCCACCGCCTATCTGGAGCTGGCCGAGGAGATCGAGGAGAAATACCCGCACTATAACGGCGTGCTGGGGGTCAGGAAGCGCGCGGTCGCGCAGCTGCCGATCCGCGTCGAGGCGGCGGGCGAGAGCGAGGAGGAAAAGGCAGACGCGGCGCTGGTGCGCGACTGGACAAAGCGGCTGACGCTGCAGGCGGAGCTGATCGAGATCCTCGACGCCCTGGGCAAGGGCTACAGCGCGACCGAGATCATCTGGGAAACCGGCGAGACCTGGCTGCCCGCGCAGCTGAAGCGACGCGATCCCCGCTTCTTCGAATATGACCAGGCAACGGGCGAGCAGCTGCTGCTGAAGGGCGGCGAGGATGGCGCCAGCAGCGTGGCCAGCGCCTTGCCGCCGCACAAGTTCGTGGTCCACCAAACGGCGGCGAAGTCGGGCCTGCCGATCCGCGGCGGCCTCGCCCGCGTCGTGTCCTGGTATTATCTGTTCGCCAACTTCACGCTGAAGGACTGGATGACCTTCCTGGAGGTCTACGGCCTGCCCTTGCGCGTCGGCAAATATCAGAACGGCACCAGCGAGGACGATATTCGCCTGCTGGCCCAGGCGGTGGGGCAGATCGGATCGGATGCGGGCGCCGTCATCCCCCAGTCCATGGTCATAGAGTTTGTGCAGAGCGGCGGCGCCGCCGCCAATCCGGACATGTTCCGGGGGATGCTCACCTATATCGACGATGCGGTCAGCAAGGTTGTCCTGGGGCAGACCAGCAGTTCCGACGCGAAGGCCGGCGGGCTGGGATCGGGCCAGGCGAACCTGCATGGCGATGTGCGCCAGGACATCGCCGACGCCGACGCGGTCGAGCTGAGCGCGACGCTGACACGCGACGTCGCGCTGCCGATTGTCCTGTTCAATCGCGGGCCGCGCAAACGCTATCCGCAGATCATCGTCGGCCGCCCCGACGCGGTCGACGTGAAGGAGTTCTTGG